TGTGTGAGGTATCCCCCCCTTGTGTTCCCCACAAGCCCCTAGCCTCGAAAAAAAGGCGGCTCATGCCACATTCCCGACAATGTAGCATGGCCGCTTTAATTTGTCAAGCCTTTATTGTTTCGGCTGTGGTTTTGCCCCACCAATCTGAGTGCCAGCAGCTTTAGCCATTTGTTCCGCTTTCTGCCTATTCTCACGAATCAACTTACCTTGTTCGGTAAGGTTCCAGTGTTCGGCACTAAATGGGTTTTTAGTGTAGCTATTGCCGCCACGATTGCCAGCCGCGCCGCCGCCTTGGGATGCCGCCCACCAATGGGCTTTTTTCTGTTGCATCTCTTGTAGCCAAACTTCCGGGCTAATACCAGGAACAACGCCCACATTATCCTTAGTAACCACAGAACCTTCTTCGGTTACTTCAAACAACCGTTCGCCATACATCAAAGCATCTTCAACCGCGCCAGCCTGGAAGCCAGTTTGTTTAGCAATGGCCGCACGAATGCTATCATGAATGGAGCGGGTTCTGTCTTTAGCTTCAAAGGCCGTAATATTGTCGCGGGCTTCTTGCAGTTCCTTAGCAAGTTTGTCGCGTTCGCGTTCTACAGGGGCAAGTTTGGATTTAATTTTGGCTTCCACCAACTCATCCACATTTTTGCCTTCGCCGTTTTTGGCAGCGGCTTCAAGTTCCGGAATGCGGTCCAAATCTGCCACAATATCCTCAAACTTACGGCCATCAAAAATCTTAACGCGCTCTTTAAGGGCTTTGTGGTCTGCCCGCTCTTTAGTAAGGGCAGTTTGCAAGCGGTCAATGTCCGCCTGTGTCTTCAAACCGTCGACGCCAGTAAATTCGTACTTACCGTCTTTTTCGGTGTACAGTTCGTGGTATTTTTCATCCACATCATCCAAAGAGTCTACGACAAACTTTAATTTCATGAAATATCTCCTAAAAGTTAAGTGGAACAGCAGGCATATTATGCCTGCCCATCTGCAGGCTTGTCAATGGGTTTGCCTGGAATATTTAAACCGCTTGCAGGGTCTATAATAGGCGCGGCAAGGTCTTTTTCTTTCTCAATCTGTTTAAGCTCATCCTTAAATGGTGTTGTGGTTAAGCCTTTAGACATCATTAAGCGGTGGATGCTTTCACGAGACAACGGAGCACCAAGTTGGACAGCTTGCATATACATCAGAAGGTCTTGTCCTTCGAGTTCGTTAGTAGCAAAATCCAAATTAGGTTCTACAATAACCTCTTCTGGATTTGCGCCAACCCATTCTGCGCACATCCGCAGAATATGCTGTAACGCGCCTGCGCCAGTAATAGCGATTTGCATCAAAGTGGACGTTTGCGCACCAAGTCGTGTCTGCAAAGCAATACCGCTTTCTACTTTCTCGTGTGTATTGCTTAACTGGCCGCTTTGGATTTCAGCACGAAGGCGGTCGTTTACCAAGGCATAACGCTGTTCCGGCAAACCACGGCCATCCACGCCGATAAATTTAGCATCGCCACCAGCATCAACGTGCAACATAGAACCAGCACCAATGCGAACGCGCTCGTCCCTGTCGTCATCGCCGTGGAATGCGCCAACTACGACCAAAGTATCCTGACCCATCATAAACAGAGTTTGGCGATAATCCGCTTCCCCGCGATAAATCGCAAGGCTCTGATTAGCCAAGGCCAAAAGCGGCGGCTCATCCGGTGTAGCCACAATGTCTTTTGTATTTACAAACACGAACGGAATTTTGCTCAAAGGTTTGCCACGATACATAGGAGCAAACATACGACCATCAGAATATTCCAAACCAGTATCATCGTCAAATACGCCTTGGCGATATTCAGCAGTCCCTTCCGGCTCATTCGCTTGCAAATCGCCAAGTGCCAACAAGCGGAATTTTTGAAACGTTTTCCACGAAAAGTTATCGGTTCTCTTTAAGGCTGTTTCATTCAACACGACAAAGTTAAGTTCGTTATGCCCTTCCCCTGTCGCATTCTCATCCCAGTTAATAATGCTTTCGCCAGCATACATCGCGATATAAGGCAATGTGGTTACTTCGGCAGATTCTGGCATATCAAGCAACAGGCCAGCGCGACCGCTGACAAGTTGCTCTTCGTTGATACGGCGTAATAGCTGCACTAGGCTTTCGCCGTTTGGTGTAGCCCGTTCGCGCATAGCCTCAAGTGCAGCGGGCAGCTTAATCGTGGCAGGTCGCCGCCATAGCATACCCACATAGTTTTCCACCGCTTGCTTAACGTATTCCGGAAAAATAGCGCGGATTCTGTAGCTATTATAGGCTTCGCGTCCAATATCTTTCTCGCCCATGCCATCAAGAAGCATTCCTGGCGTGGCAGGCAGATATTTCTGCCCTTTCTCTTTTACTGCGCGTTGCCCTTTATAGGTATCGCGCATCATTTCCCAGTCTTGCTGTTTTTCCACATGAAGAGGATGTTGGTTACTAATAGACATTTAAACACCTTTAGTTCTACCGATATTAAATTTAATGGAACCAACAGGCCAATGCCAGTCCACAAAATACCCGATTGCTGTGGTTATATGTTGGTATTGATTGGTTTGGTCCTCTTGGAAGGACGAACCTGACTTTAATTGTACCGTGGCAAGCCCTTTATGGCAATATACCGCTTTATCGGGATTTACAAACAGCCTAACCACACCTTCCGCCGTCCTAATAAGCGCACGGACAGCGTTCTGTCTGTCCTTGATTGCAGGATGTTTGTATTTAACACGGCGTTCAAATTTCCATCCGTTTAATCGCAATACTTCTTCTATTTCATCGTAATCAGATTTGTGGCCGTGCTTCTCGCCAGCGCGTCCGGCAGGGTCGCCATAAATATAAACTTTCTTGTTCTTATGGTTCTTAAAGCGTTCCACAAACTCTTGCGCAGACTGACGTGAAACGGCATTTTCAAGAACAATTTCATCTAAGAAATAAGGAATGCCATTGCGAATAACGGCCACCGCTGACGACAACGGCGTAAAGTTTTGGTCATGAGTCCAATGCAGTTCCTCGTCTGGCAAGATGCCTGCCGTGGTAAAATTATCTGCGCAGTAGTCTTCGTAAATACGCCCGCTTGCCGTTTCAAACGATGCGCAATACTCTTGCATGTACTGTCGCTTGGACATTGTTCTCTTTGCCGCTGCAATAACGTCAGGCGGCAAAATATCCTCTGACTTCCAATGGAATACCTTATAATCTGGGTCTTCCCCTTTTATGGCGTATTCGTACATCTCATAGTAATGGTTAAGACCATCAGGCACACCGATAAACCAACACCATGCTCGATAAAATGGCCGCGTGGGGTTTACCGTATTGAGGGCAGGCATAATATTCTCTTGCAAGGCAGAACCTTTAACGTCCGCAATCTCGTCAATTACACCGCCTGTCCAGTTAATACCTTCAATACGCTGCGGCTGGTCTAAACCAATAATATGGATTTCCGTACCATTCGGCAGGAATAGTTTAAGCTCGGATTCTGACGGCGGACGCGGGTGCATACAAGATAGCGTAAGTGCCTTCAGGTCGTCCCACCAGATTTTCTTGGCTTGGTTTACAGTCGGCGCGGCAGCAAAATATTTCTCATTCGGATACCACATCGCCTGCCGTGCAAGAAATCGTTTAGCGCGTTCCGTTTTACCAGAACGTCGCCCCGCCGGGACAACAGGAAAGCGAATGCCGTCCTCAACCGCACGGTCTAACGCCAGCTGGACAGGATGGTCTATTAACGGATACCACCTAGCCATCTGGCGTTTTAAAACGATGTCTGAAACTTTCTTACCCATTGCTGCTGCCTACTTTTTGGATATTTGCAGCAAAATCCTTAAAGGCATCGATAAGTTGTTGTTCACCGCTATCGTTTTCAATTTGGTCTAACCCGTGCATTATCGCAAGTTGTTTAGCGGCAGCCACCCTAGACGCATATGGACCATTTTGCGCTGCTTGCCGTAGAACGGACATAATAAGTGCTTTGTCTTGTTCACGCTGGTCGTCATCGCCAAGTTGTTGCTTCCGCTGTACTGCGGCTATCTGCTGCTGAACATAAGGCTCTTCCAAAAACCTTTGAGAATACTCGTTCGCATACGCGGCCATGAAACCCAAACGAATACACGCCTGAAACGCATCGTAGTCCTTAACGTATTCAATCACGAACATATCGCGTAAAGCCTTTTCTTCTTCAGAAAGGTTTGGCGCAAGAAGTTCCGGGTCTAAAATATCCAAAGGGTTGTTCATGGTCTTTTCCATACAGAATTTTGCCTAGTATAACCACAGTTATCCAAGCTCGTCAAGGGCTTCTTTATACTTCTCAGAAAGTTGCCCTGTTCGCTGGGTAACTACAATCGCCCATAGAAGACAGCATAACATGATAAGTTTAGTTCTTTTCATAGCGTTTCATCATTTGTTTGTAATTCTCTAAGTCTTGCTCGGCTTTGCGGAAGGCTTCATAATTGCCGTCGTGCGAAGCCAAGCGCATAAGCTCTTCCGCTTCCTTAATACGCGCTTGGCAAAACTCGATAGGTGTGGACACGTTTAAGCCTCTCCACGGCTGGCCGCTGCTTGGCCTATAGGCAGCGTATAGCGGGCAGGTAAGGGGTAGCTATTAACACCACCCTGAGACGGCCATACATAGCCAGCCACGCGCGCCTTCGGCAGCGTTGCAATGCTTACCCTATTACCTTGGTTGCCACCTAATACAATAGGGTCGCCCGCTGTGGTTACACCAACCAAAAACCCGACATGACCGCCTTTATCACGTTTGAAAACGACAATGCATCCGTAGGCAGGTTTATCCAATCGCGTACCGTATTTCAGGTAATCCAAAGCACGGTAGAATGTTTTCGGCACATCACGGCCAGCTTCTTTCAGGCAAAAGCCAACGAACGTTCCACACCACGGCGTTTCGTCCTCACGCCACCATGCACCAAGTGCGATTAGCATATTGATAATCTTTGGATTATGCTGCTTACCTGGAATTTCATTCAAGCCAATATATCCACGGGCAATCGTTAGCCAATTCGGGTCTTTCATTTCGTATCTCCAAGTTTTCTATCCGCTTCCAAAATAGCAACACACGCATCGCGCTGGGCTATTGCTGTGTTTGCTTGTTCTGCGATGTTGAGAATATGCTGTTCAACTCTTTCTGAACTGTCTGCTTGTTCGGTTCGCTCGCTTTTATCCACGCGGGGACTGGAGCTAACTTCGGATACTCGCACGGGATTGTTCGTACAGTTCCGCAAGCGGATAGTGCCAGCATTAAGCTGACGGCGCAAATCGCTGATTTCATTTTGTGCTTCCTTTAGTTTCTGCTGAGATTCTTCATCTATCCTAGCAACGTTCTCAACTGCCTTACGTTCAATCGTTGCCTTCCGGTCTTTTTCCTTAATTTGCGCGTGTAAAGCCTTGTTTTCGGCTTCCGCCCATTTGTGCTTCCAGTATTTATTAACGACAGCCCCGCCCATTAAAGCCGATACTGTGGCTATAACCACCCCAGCCCAAATTTGCATCTTAAGGCTCAAAGGATTCAGTTTCATTTCCGTTATCCTCATCGGTTATACGTTTAATATTCTTGGTAAAGTTCTTGGTAAACTTACGGATTGCTTCGTAACCCAATATACCAGCGCAGCTAGAAAAGAACATCATCATTACTGGAGAAATGGTAACGAAAGATGTTCCTGCCATAAAAAAGTAAGTCATAATCCCCGCGAAGCTAGATATAACCACATTGGCTACCAGTTCCACGGCTAAGTTTTGGCTATACTTCCCAGGATTCTGCAAATTACGAATAGTCTGCACCAAGCCGCCACCCGCGCCAGCTAAGGCATTATAAAGTAAATCCCACAAAATAAAAGTGCTCTGAATAGTTCCGTGAAACGTATCGCGCACTTCGCCCAAAGCCACCGGAATAAAGCAGCAATATAGGATTGCTGCCACAAGCCATTTTATGTTCCACTTCATCATGATTACTTCTCATTGTTAATCGCGCCTTCCAGCAAAGCGCAAGCTATACCCCATACGAAGAACCAAATGTACAGTATCTTAACCAAAGGGAAACTTGCAATCCCGATGTATTTAGCATACGGCACGATAAACAACGCACAAAAAGCTGTAGGTAAGTAGAACCAGTGTCTGTGTCTATTTGAAAATGCACACCACTTTCTAACAAGTTCATTGCAAACAAGATATCTATTGCTATTCATCTTGTAGAATGCCAGCCTATTTTTCCAACGTTGGTTTATTTTCGGCCAACTCATTTCCACAATAACATCGCACACCAGCATCAAAGCGGATAACATCAAGACGGAGAGTAAAAGCCTAGCGTCTAAACTTGCGCGGTGCATTATCTGGCCAATAAGTGTTCCAGGAATGTTGATATTGACAAACATACTGATAAACACACCAGCCCCATAGCTTCCGCGCATCATGAAGATTAGCAAGCGGTTCTGCTTGCGTATCCAATAGCGTTTATACATATTCGGCATTTTACTCTCCATGCTCGATATTAACAACTTATTTTATTACTTTAATGACTTCTGGAATTGCCGCTTCGAGTACTGCGTCCTTAACTGTACCGTCTGCGTTAATAACAGTCGGTTCTTTAGGCGGAATGCACTTAGCTTCAAAAGCTCTGCGGCTATCAGAACCCCAATTGCTAGGAATACCCATTCCAGGACCAAGGATGGACATACCAGTCTCATCCAGAAGATTCTGTAATAAAACAGGACTCAATGAAACTGTCGGACCGTTGAACTTGCTCTGCAACACGGAAAGGTCCACAAAATCCTTACGCTCTTCCGAATATACACAGGGAGTCGGCATAACAATAAGATTATTAAATCTAGAAGTTACGCTGTACATCTCAAGGACTTGTGAAAGTTTAGATGCGCCAGTTTCATCGTGACCAACCATCAGAATAACTTTCGCGTTACTTGGTAAACTGGACTGTCCTCTATCCACCAAAGTATCCACTTGCGCACCACGTTCAATAAACGCATCTACTTTACCAAATTTTTTCAGTTCATCGCCAAAACCAGCATTCCATAAATCCATAGCAATGCTGTCGCCAAGCACGCGGAAATGTTTACCAGTATCTGCACCTTCAAAATTACCGATAGTTTGTACTTTGGAAGGTTTCGGTTGAGACGGCGGTTGTTGAGGGGTAGGATTACCTGGACCTTGCGGTGTAGTATCTCCTTGTTGCAGTTTAGCAATAGCTTCCGCAATTTTCATATCCACATATGATTTCGGCGCAAGCTGTTTGTTCTCGATAGCCTGGTCTACGGCTTTGTTAATCATGTTCTCGTCTGGACTTCCTAAGTTATTGACAATTTGAATGAATTGTTCTGATGTCAGTTCGCCTGCCATATTGCGTTCCTTTTAAAAGGTGTGGTAAAATAACAATTAGGGTTAATTGTAACATAGAGATAAAATGGTGTGCAAGCATAAAAGAGTGGGCGACCTGTGAAAGAAGCCGCCCACTTAACCCAAAAGGATTTAACCATCATGAAAACAGCATACTAGCTGCGGTGCTTATTATACTCTTTTAGCAGGTTTGTTACAAGTTCCTGCATAATATAAGCCTCAATTTCGCTACCGCATGAATCTTCCTGACACCATTCTAAAATCTGTTGCTTAATATGCACCGCCTCATGCACCAACAACGGAATATCTATTGTAGCGTCCTCTGTCGGCAGCAACCACACAATACAAAGCGGATTAGTAACCGTATGTCCGTTTTCATGCTCATATTCACGAGATAAAATCTGCGTATGCGCTGCTTTCGGCTTCTTGGACATAATTTCAGACGGCACGTCAAACCGATTACAAACTTTAGTGTACTCTTTTGCAGTCTCGACGTAACAGTAATCTATCCATGCTAACGGCGTCTTATAAATCCTCGTCTTCATCGTTTAACACTCTCTGGAACTTTCAACAACGGAAACCAAGCAATATCAAATCCAGGCTCATAATTCCCTAATCTAGCAACGCCATATTTTGAAATCAGAAAGCACTTCGTATTTCTAGGCGGCGGAACTTCATTCACGTCATAGGCTTCGACTTCGCCAGTAACATAATTATATGGCTGGCCGTGTGCAGGCTTAACCACATGGGCGGGCAAGCTAGATTCGGCCGCTGGCGGCTCTTGCTCCGTAATATCTAACTTCGGCAAATCGCCAACTTCCGCCATAGTTAGATTAGAATACGCCATAAACTGCGTAAGCGGCTGGCAATACACAATCCCGTGTCTACCACGGAAAACAACCATCGTCAAATCCTGCGGGCTATCGTAAGCACGGCAGATGTGCAATACTTCCACTTGCCCCGCCTTCATGTGGTTATACTTTCGCAGTTCCATTATCATCCTCCATCATATAAACTTGAAATGTTAAATCGAATACTTCCTCGTGCGTCTCGCACATCTGTTCTTTAAGCTGTTTGGCAAGAGACCAATCCTTCGCTTTCAATGCGTCCCCGAATTTTTGTAAAGATTCGTGATAACGCGCCTGCGCTTGTTGCATTTGCAAGTACATCCTCAGATATTCCTGATTGCTAACTTGCGGCGTAGGCGGAAAGTTATGCTTCTTCATTCCTGTATCTCCGTGAAAGTGGTTACGAACTCATAGCAGCTACAGAATTTGGCTACGTTCTCATTCTCGTACTTGTACGACACATAGTACACGCCAGTTACAGGATCCTTGAAGCCAGATTCTGTAATAACCACATTATCTGGAGATGGCTCGCAGCCTTTGCGTCTGTATTTACCACCAAGCACGATAAGCGCATAGCTCTCATCCTGGACAGCCGTCCCGCTCTGCACCCGCTTATTGAACGCGTAATACTCGATAGCACATAAACCCTTCTTATCCGTAAAAGCAATGACAATCTTATTACCGCCATGTTCCTGTAAAATAGACAGAACAAAGCATTGCCCTAATGTCGTGTGGGTATAAACATATCCTTCTTTAACTTTCATATCCATGCTCCTGTACAAAATAACGAATATACGTCTTAAACCATGCTTCAAACTCGTCATGTCCTAAAAATACGCGGCTGTGAAGCTGCTTCGTAACTGGAATAGGCAAATACCCTTCCATAACAATATTCCACTTCCGCTTCCCGTTCTGCCTGTACATAACAATCGGTACACCGCCAAAGGCAGCCGATGCCTCTTTACATTGCTTCCACCAAGCATTGATGTTCAACTGTTCCTGTCGCTTAACTTCGATGCACAAGTTAAACGGGTTCGTAATATCCGATCCACCAACAGCAGACTGGTTCTGGTTCCGCTGAAACAATGGCGGGTCGTATGGAATATCGTAGCCCAGTTCGGCCAGAACAGGCCGCGCCAAATTTTCCAGCAACTGACAAACTTCGCGTTCGCCCTGCTGCCCTTTTGTTCTAATATTGATACCCATCAGAAATCCCACCCGTCTAAAGCGATTGCCGCTATGATGTAACCACACAGGGCAAGAGTGAGGAAGCCACACATTACAGCTTCTACATCGCCCATCTTTAATAATAGCACAGCGATAAGCACCAGTAATAACCACACAGCAGAAGCTACAGCATATTCCGCGTACTTTTTAAGATTGTTCATACATAAATTCCATTTCAATGGCACGTTCAATAGACAAAATAGCTTCACGCAAGTCCTGGATTTTGTCTTTAGCAACAGTTCGCTGTCCAGGACACAGAAGCTTCTTAATTGCGTGCTGTAAGGCAGGATTGGTTACGTCGAATAGCGTGAGTACGTCATACACGTCTATTTGCTGTAAATCCTTCGGTAGTTGCTTGATATAGGGAGAAGGGGAGTTAGAGTCCATAAGTAAGTCCTTATAGATTGAAAGATTATAACCACACTGTAGGAGGTGGCAGTATAGCCGGATATAGCGCGGGTGTGCAAGTGGAGGATAGGCGGAGTTGGCGGTTGGTAAATGGACCTAATCGGATTTTGGAGGACGGGCGGTATTTGCGGATAGGAATGTGCGTGTGGATTGAGAGGACCTAACTGTAGTAGATGTAATGGTAACTAGACCTAATTCGATTTTTCACATGGCTGGGTGGGTGCAATAAGGCGAGGTCCCGATTGCCATATACAAACATACCCCGCCCTGCCATTGTAAAAATTTATAATGTAAATAAAAGTAAATGCGCTTGCATTTTGCGCAAACGCGTAAAAGCCACCCGGCGGTCCCCCGCCGCGCTGCGCCGCAATCGTATCAATCCGGCCGAACGCGAACGAAATACGGACTATCAAGTCGATCCGAACGAGGTGGTGATGATCTCCAAAGACACCGCCTTCTT